CCTCCTGTAAATCATGTATTTCAGGTGCTGCTTGCGCCATCTGTAGTTGTTGCTGCGCAATTAAGACCCGTTGTGCCATTGAGAATATGTTTGGATCACTGATGGGCAATACATCAACACGATCATCAAAATCTTGAGCCATAACGACCTGTTGCCCTTGCTCTGTCATATAAGGGTATTCAGGGGGTAAATAAGTAGCATAAAGTTTAGTCAATAACCTAAATTCTTTCTTTTGAGCAAAATGTAAACGCTTATGGATGGCTGACATGACTTTTGTACCACGTTCTAACATAGCTATAGTAGTGCCTACGGGTAATTGCTGACTACCAATGTCCCCAACCTGCATATCTGCAATAGAGGCAAAACGCCTGCCTGAATCAACTAAAACACCTAAAAGTTGTGCTAAAACAGCAGAAGGCTCTTTATATGGTAAAGGTAACAAAGAATCTTTAATCGTAGCTCCTGCTACATCAACATCTCTAAATTCTCCAGGTTGTAAAGGCTCGTCTTCCCCCTGTATTCGCATACCACGAGCCTTGAACCCCGCTGGAAGATTAGCCAAAGTTCCAGCATCGATCAATTGTCGTAAAATAGAAGTAACAGACTTAGTCAATCCACCAATCATGTGAATCAATCCAAAACCATAAAAGCCCAGTCCTGGTAAAAATTTATATTGAACAAAATAATCAATCTTTTTATAAAGTGTGTCGCCTTCGGTCCAATTGCGCCGAATCGCCAAAATTTGATTCATGTCTTCACAAACAGTCACAATATAAGGACAAGCAAAACCATGATCCTCAATTTCCGTTAAATTGAGATCAACATGAAATTCTAAAATAGTATAAAGCTCATTGTTTTCTGCATACGTTGGATTTACACCTTCCAATTTTTCCATTTTTTCCTGAACTTCATTTGGCGTAATTAACCCAGGCTGCATTAATTCAACATCACTATAAGTGCCGTTTAATTGCATTTTCAATAAATCGTTCTTGGTCATTGTCATGACGTGGGTTACGCGAGGAGAAGTTGAAAGATCTGTAGTGGAATAACCAACCACCAAATCTTCTGCCTTTACAAACTCACTGACGGCACGATTTAACATCGTATCAAAATAAACTTTTTTAAAGGCACTTCCAGAAAGCGGTAAATAAAACAATAGCGAATCCATCTCAGGATCATATTCTTCCATTACATGGCTGATCTGATAGTTCATGAACTCCTTGACCCTGGTTGATTGGGCTACAATTTCTGGGTTATGCGTCCCTACCACCTGAACCTGAACTGGGCCGCCTGCTGGTAAAAGTTCCTTGTAGGCTTGAGCCTGAAACTGGGTTACTGCTTCTGCTAAAAGGGGATGATTAACGCCACTTGCTCCCTGAAACGGCTGCGTTCGTTCTTCCTGTTTAATGCCTAATAGATCTAAACCCTTGCTAAAAGCCTCATACCAATCCTTGCGTGATTCTTTATCTTCTTCATAAAGATTTACTAATTCAGAGCCTAATGATTGAAGAACATCCTCTTCCAAAAAATCCGCCAAATTTTCATTGAATTGTGGCGGCTGTTGAAAATCTAATATTTCTCCCGTTTCTTCCCCAGGAAGTTCTAATTCAATTTCCATTGGTGTTTCTATAGGAACAGGGCTTCTTACAGGTTGTATTTGTTTATCAATAGCCATGAGGCATTACTCTATCATATTTTCTATTTCTTCAAAATAAATAATTATCTGGAAAACCTTCAAGAAGTTCTTTTATCTTTTCTTCAGAATAACCTAATTTTACATAGTTTTCTATTATGGACTGTACTCCTTCATGTTGCGTATCTCCATAAAGCTCTGTCCAGCCAATAATAAAATTCCTGATACGGGCATACATATCCAAAGAATATTCAGGTTTGTTTACCACTTTATTAAATCTATGCATCCATTGTAAAAACGGCAGACACAAGACCCGACCCCCCTGCTTCCTGAATTTTTCCTGCAAGTACCACTCCTCTCCACCAAAGCCTCTGAACTTAGGATTGAACCCAACCCAATGCTCTTTTTTACAGGAAAACAAACCACAGCCTTGCATCGGTATTTCAAAAGGATTGCCAGCATTAAAAAGTTCTTCGGCGAACTCCCAGTTTCCAAACATCATATCATTCCATTTAGGCTCAAGATGAGTAAAAAAATTGCACAAATTATCGTGTATCAGAGGACCTTGAATAAGATCTTTAGTGTCAGGAAACATAGAATAATAATCAATAAGTTTTTTCAAAGAACCAGGAACCAAAAACACATGGGAATCAAGACAAAGAACAAAGTCGCCTTTTGCCTGTTCAAATACTTGCCCTTTAACAAAAGAGCTTTGATATTCAGTAAAGGGGATATACCTTCCGTTTGGAACATTTCCTTGTGTAAATAAACCTGAATCCGCTTCATAACCCTCAATGAACCTTTTTACTTCTTTTCCTTCTTCACCTTCTGGATTGTTATCAATAACCAATATTTCAACCTGGTCCATTACTTCCGGGTGATACATCCTTAATGCTTGAATCGTAAAAAACACGCCTTCATAATCATCATAGGTAGCCATACCAATTGTCAGTATTGGCAGCATTAGTAATAAATCATTTCCTTGTGGCGATGTCCCTCAAACGAATCCTCATAATCAGTCGCCAAATGTACAAAACCACCCTGGCGAAAACGCAAAACTGCCTGTGACATGGAGTCCACCAAGTCGTCATGATCCCCGTTAGGAAAAGCCGCGCATTCTTCAACCACTTCTGTTGCCCAAAATTCATCAGGCTTCCAGACCATTCCAGACTCAAACAAAGGCGTACAGGCATTGACCCTTGCTACTTTGTCAGAGCCCTTGCTGGGAGTAAAATTCTGCACGGGTATGCCGATTTTCCGTAATTCCTGGGTTAAAGGAGTACCGCTTCCCTTGGACTCAATAATAACGGTGTCGGGTTCCCAATACTCATATAACTTCAAGGCTTTGGCTTTTAACTCTGGAAATTCCAGCCGCGCCTTGACCGAATCCAATAAAATCAAATGTGCGGTTTCACCGGTATACATTTCCTCTCCGATCCTGCCATAAGGACAAAAAACACCCCAAGTAGTGATCGCAGAATAGTCGGCAGTTTCAGTGCGTAGGAACGCGGTATCATAACTCTGGATAATGTATTCACATTCAGGGGGCTTCTCCTCAGGCCATTCCTTCCACCATTCCCGCTTGATCAGTGCCCCTTCTTCGGCAGTAGGGTTCTGCATATACTGGGCAAACCATTTTGGTCCATTGCCCAAAGCTGCCTTGATACCTTCCAATTCCTCAATTTTCCAGTACTCAGGCCATACGGCCTCGCCACTGGGCATAATCGCCGGTAATTCAATCAACTCCCATTGATCGTTCTGTTCGCTGCGGGACATGTCCTTGATCAAACGCCCGGTCAAATCCTTCATCGACCACCGGGTCATGACTATGACGATTGAACCTCCTGGTTGCAGTCGTTGCCGTGGTCCAGAAGTGTACCACTCGTAAGCATCAGCCAAAGCTATTTTGGACATTGCATCCTGCTCGGAATGGGGATCATCAATGATAAAAAGATCAGCTCCCCGTCCAGCAATAGCGCCACCCGTACCAACAGCATAATACTCCCCACGAACAGTAGGCTCTTTCTCCGACATGGTTTCCCATTTTCCTGCTGCCTTTGAATCAGGGTTCAATACCGTTTCCGGGAAAATATGTTTATAAACATCTGATTGAATCAAGTCTCTGACTTTACGCCCAAAGCGAACCGCCAAATCGGATGTATGTGTAGCTTGAATAATTTTAAGAGCAGGATTGCGTCCGATTAAATAAGCAGGGAGCAAGAAACTCGCAAACTCACTTTTCGTATGCCTGGGAGGCATGTTGATGATCAACCGCTTTAAGGAACCCTCGGCTATGCGATCAAAGGCTTTTGCTACTATTGTATGATGATGTCCCTGAATGAAACTTGGCCATTGGCTTTTGACAAATGACAAAAAGCTCGTTTGCGCTTGCTCAATCTCAGTAAGCTCTTTATAGCGTTCACTGAGTTCGTAGTATTCCTTAAGCGTTTCTTCAGGTACTTCCGTTAATTTTTGGTTCATGTTCTAATTTTAAATCTATAATCTTGCTGTTGGGTAAAGCTCCCCCGGTAGCCTGATAAAGATTATTTAGGCGATCAATAACTTCTTCCTTGCTCATGCTTTCTATCTTATTAATCGTTAGTTCGGATCTATTTACATATAATCCTGCTGCTTTGCCACGAGCAATTTCAGCGGCTACAGCGGCGGAAAAAGAACCCTTTTCAAAGGCTCTGTCCCGGATTTCCATTAAATTAAGCAGGTGCCTGGATAAAGTCAGTAACACCCGATCTGCCCCTTTTTTCTGTAATTCATTGATTCGTTTCTGAACTTTTGAATCTTTATTCTTGGTAAGGAGACAACCTGCCCTGGCTGCGTTTTTTGGAGCATATCCCGCTTCCCGCGCCGCTTTGGCATTGTTCATGCCTAAAGCCACGTTCTGAGCAAAACGCTCTTGCCTGGCACTTAACTTTTCCTGTTTCTTATTGGCCATTAGGCACAATCCCAATGTGGTCTTTCTCGTTTACAACGCCCTGGTAAAAAGGGGACTTATTTTGCTTGATCCTTTGCCAGCGCTCATTCAACAGCTGATGCGTTTGTAATTTAATATCGGGGAAGAATTTTGCAAAATGACGCAATTCCCTTTTCCAAGGCTCCAGGTTGTCTTCATATTGGACCATCAACAAGTCAACATCACTATCTTCCCTGGCAGTACCTTTGGCAAAACTACCAATCAGCCAGATGAAATTCACCTGGTTCTTTAACCACGGTTCATCGGCCTTGATTTTATTGATTAACGGTTCAAGGCTCGGTTTTTTCTTATAGACTTCGGTTAAACGGAGAGTGGTCATTATATATACCTTTTGTCTGCATAAAGGGGCTTGGTTACGGGGCCACCGAGGTTTTTAGCAGTAGTTTCTGATACAGGCTTTATGTCCAAATCTTTTCCAGGATTCCAATATACATTAACCTCATGTTTTTTGGGGCGCGCAGATAAAACCCCTCCCTTATGCCTTAATCCTTTATAGCCTGATTTATAAAGGATTGAGTTTAACTCATAAAAATATTCATCCAATTCATAAATAGGGACACGTTCATAAGGAGCCAAAGTTCTCATTTCATCGTACAATTCTACCAAGGATGCTTTGGGATTCTCCTCAAGAAAATTTAAAATACGCCCCTCATACNCACTCTCAAAACGCCCATAAGATTTTTTAATGGATTGTTTTATGCTCGGAGGAACCGACTGATCCATGTCAAACAGTTTTAATTCTTTTTTAGGAGTTACTTCGTAAAGTTTTCCTTCTTTTCCTGCATAGCCTTTTGCAGTGCCTGTTCTTGAGGTGGTATAAAACCCATCTCCATAAGCAGAACTTTTAGAACTTGCATAATCCCCAAAGTCCATAAATTCTTCTGGAAGCTCTCCTTTTGCACCGTGGTACATTTTAGTTTTAGGAGAAGCATAACCGGATGTGGAAGGCATGTAGCCTGTTCTTTCAGATAGAGCTATTTGCACTGCATCATCAACCGTGGTTTCTGGGTTTTTGATAAAAATACTTTTTATTTTGACAATGGCCTGTGGACCATACTTCCTGATAAGATCAATGGCTTGTTTGCCAACGATTCCAATACCAGCAAGCTCGGTAAGTAGCTGGCCTCCCTGGACTCCGCCTTCAACGGTTTTTCCGGGAACAAGTGCGCCGCCTATATTTTCCAGATAATCTTGTCTTGATTCACCATAGCTTTTATATTCAGATTCGGGTGCCCAAAATTTAGGTCCCCCGCCAAATAATAAGCGTTCACCAAGGGCAGGAATATCGCCCATCCCGGAAAGACTAGCAAGCCCCTGTATTGGACCACGGGCAGTTGAGCGCATGGCAATCGGCATATTTTCCCGATATGCCCTGGCTTCTTCCTCAGTTTGAAAGGGCTGGATTCCAAATTCAGCTGTTATGGCCATTAAATAATATATCTCCGATCATTGTATAGGGGCTTGGTTACGGAGCCACCAAGGTTATATTCCCAACCTTGCATTTTCCACACTTGTTGAATCTTTTCTTTTAGTTCTGGACCCATACCTATGTTTAAAAGGTCTCGTTTCCAGCCTCTCATGCTCGGCAGGTCAGGGTCGCCTGCAAAATAAGTACCGCCTATGGTATTGTCTAAACCTGAAGCACGAATAAAATCTTCAATGCTTCTGTCATCTTTCATTGTTTCCTTTCTGTTCGTTTGCCATTCTACAAACCTTGGATCTGCCAGGGCTGTATTAAGCATATCTTCAAAAAAATCAGGGTTATGGATCTTGAGCAAATGGTTCAATTCCCCCTTAACCAATTTTTGTGCACTCCTGTTCACATCCTCAAGTTCTCCTGCGTCTTTTTGCTGCTGTAGTTTTTCCCAATTGACATAAACAGTGCCTGTAGTGCCTATCGGCGAATCTTCAAGCAACAGTGTCTCGCCCCATCTATCTTCAGCAGCGCCTTTTGGAAATTGTTCGCGGGATTGTTCAGGTGTAGCAAGAACCACCCCTTCTGGCAACATGGAAGAAAGAACTTCATAAATCTCACGAGCCATTAGATCAGATACCTTTTGTCTGAATAAAATGGTTTAGTGACTGAACCACCGAGATTCTTTTCAGTAACTTCGCCCATGCTCCAATGCCATGGTTCTTCTTTAGGTCGGGGTTGAGAAAAGCCCAAACTTCTTAAAGCCTCGTAGGTTTTTTCTAAATTCATGTTTGGATCATTCGGGTTTAAATCAAAAGCCTGTCCTTGAGGATGAAAAGACTTCTCGCCTGCCTGATATGGACCTTTTCTTCCTCCCGCTATCCATTTTTCCCGTGCCTCTATCTTTTTTTCAAGAGTAATATAATTATCTGTAATGTTTATGGGATAAGGCAATAAGTCTTGAGCCTCTATTAAAGCATTCATAAGGGTTGGCTTTAACTTAACAGGCTTTTCATAATACGAGGTGAATGGACCATCGACTAATTCTTCGTCATACCACTCTTGTTCAAGTTTCATCCAGTTTGGTTTAGGCATAATTTAAAAAAATTTACAAAATTTTTTATAGGATACCTTTTTTTCAAAGACAATGTAAAACACTATTTAAACAAAAGTAAAGGACTTTAATAAAAAAATAGAAAAA